ACTTTCTTTACCCGCACGAAGTCAAGCCGGTGAAATCTGGAACTAGGTACAGTTTTGTATCGTGGGTGTGGTAAAAAATGGAAATCGCAATAAAATTGACCGTTGACGAAGTAAATTCAATTTTGACCTTTTTGGGGCAAATGCCGAATTCTTCTGGTACGTACCCGCTTCTTTTAAAAATTAAGGAGCAGGGCATGGAGCAGATTAAACTTCAGTCGCCACCGATTGAGATTGCAGTCGAGTAACTATGGCCGCCGCAACGAATCCACTTACCTACAACGACTATGTCTCTCAGATAGCGACACTGGCCGTTGTTAACACTACTACGTCAGCAGGCGTAGTGGTGGGCGTGGACGCGGATTTCAACACTTTAATCCCCCAGATGTTGAACTACGCCGAGTTGCGTATTCAACGTGATTTGGATTTGCTGCCGTCGCAGACTAGTCTTAATTACAACATAACAATCGGCACTAACTTGTTGCAGTTGCCGGTGGATGACTTTGTGACTATCCAAACAATCGCGGTTGTCGATGGAACGGCTCGCACTCCGATGGTTCCGGTCACCAAAGAGTGGCTGCAGAACCTCTATAACGACTCGTCGTATGCCGCCAAGCCGCAGTATTTCGCCATGCTCGGTGGCGATCAGGCCAGCGGCGGCAATACGTTCAACAACATCATTTTCGGCCCGTACTCGAATAACAATTACAGCGTAGTTGTGAACGGCACGATCCGACTCCCGAGTCTGTATAAGTTTGCTACGACTCTGTCTGCAGCGTCGGGCACAACCTTTATCAGCACTTATCTGCCGGATCTTTTGATTCAGGCATCCATGATTTACATCAGCCAGTTCCAGCGTAACTTTGGACCCGCGGCGAACGATCCCAGTATGGGACCGACGTACGAACTCCAATACCAGAACCTGCTGAAATCCGCATTTGTTGAGGAGGCGAGAAAGAAGTTTGAGGCATCGGCGTGGTCGTCGATGGGACCGTCTGTGGCCGCTACCCCAACGAGGTAGCCCATGCCACACGCCTCCGTCAAACTCAAACCCGGAGTTGATCAAAACGAAACGCCGGCCCTTAACGAGGCGGGTATTTCGTTTTCTAACCTCATTCGCTTTATTTACGATCGCGAAGGGCTTGGCCTCATCCAGAAATTAGGTGGATGGACCAAGTTCTACGACAACACAATCGACGCTATCGTGCGCGCTCTCTGGGCGTGGCAAGACACCAACAACAAGTCTCACCTTGCCGTTGGTACAGAGAACATCACGGGCCTTGGATACGCTGAATTAACTGTCATCACCAATGGCGCTCAGGTTGATATTTCGCCGCGCACCGGCACGACTGATATTTCGCCTGTGTTTGATACGACTGCGGGCAGCGCGGTTGTTCGGATCACCGATAGCGTCAACCAAGACATCACTGAGTTTGACTCGGTTTACATTCAAACTCATGTTGCTGTCGGCGGACTGATCCTGTTTGGAAACTATCGAACCTACCCTGTTAGTTCGACGGAATACGAGATCATTGCCCGGGACATTTTTGGCAATCCTCAACTGGCGCCATCAACCTCGGCGTTGCCTGTTGTAGCCGAGTTTGACGTCATTGCCGGCCAGTCACTTGTAACAGTGACGCTGCCTGATCACGGGTTCTCTGTCGGTGACACGTACCCTATTCTTGTTTCGACTACGCTGGGTGGCGTCACGCTGTTCGGTAACTACATCGTGCAGGCGGTTCCAAGTACTAGCACGTTTGAGATTTTTGCCACTACCTTGCCGTCGTCAACAGCCAACGCGTTTATCAACGGCGGTGATGTTCGATTTGCATATGCATTCGGTGTTGGCCCGACGCTTCTTGGCTACGGCTACGGCGGCAGCGGATACGGCTCTGGTGGCTACGGCACCGGTACTAGCACGGCTTCGGTCGGCCTGCCGTTCGAGGCCACCGACTGGACGCTGGACAACTGGGGCGAAACCCTCATCGCTTGCCCGGTCAACGGCACTCTGTATCAGCCGATTGTAGAGTGGAACCCGACTGCCGGCGCTGGCACAGCAAACGTTATCCCTGAAGCCCCAACAATTAATGACGGCATTTTCGTGGCCATGCCACAGCGTCAAATCATTGCGTGGGGATCGACGTTCACCGGCATTCAAGACCCGCTGTTGATTCGTTGGTGCGATGTCAACAACTACAACAGTTGGATAGGCACGGTTACCAACCAAGCCGGCTCGTACCGCATCCCGAAAGGCTCGCGCATCGTCGGCTGCATTCAGGGTCCGCAGCAGGGTCTGGTATGGACCGATCTTGCCTGCTGGGCGATGCAGTACGTTGGGCCGCCGTTCGTGTACTCGTTTAACGAGATCGGCACAGGCTGCGGCCTGATTGCTCGTAAGGCTGCGGCATCGATCGCTGGCAACGTGTACTGGATGGGCCCGTCGCAGTTCTACAAACTCTCTGGCGAGGGCGTGACGCCGGTCGCCTGCCCTGTCTGGGACGTGATCTTCCAAGATCTTGACCAGACCAAACTCGACAAGATTCGAGTCGCCGTGAACTCTCGTTTTGGCGAGATTACGTGGTTCTATCCGACCATGAGCAACGGCGGCGAGATCAACGCCTACGTCAAGTACAACGTGTTCCTTCAGCAGTGGGACTTTGGCAACATGGCCCGTTCGGCATGGATCGATCAGTCTGTGCTGGGCCCGCCGATCGGCGCAGATCCAAACACGCTGTATATCTATCAGCACGAAACGTCGACTGACGCTGATGGTCAGGCAATGTTGTCAAGTTTTCAGACCGGTTATTTCACGATGACGAACGCCGATGTGAAGATGTTCGTCGATCAAGTGTGGCCGGATATGAAGTGGGGCTATTACGAAGGCTCGCAAAATGCGACCGTAAATCTCACGTTCTTGACGACTGACTACGCTGGCCAAACGCCGCAAACGTATGGCCCATATCCGCTGACTCAGAACACGACGTTCATTTCACCAAGATTCCGAGGTCGTCTTGTATCGATTAAACTCGATAGCAACGACGTCGGTAGTTTCTGGCGTATTGGTAATATCCGTTATCGAGTTAAAGAAGACGGTAAATTCTGATGACTGTCTCACTATCAGACATACTTTCAACCCAGAAGAATGGCGTTATCGCCATCAACAATCTGGCCACGTATACGAGCAGCATTGCTGACTCGACTGGCGTTCTGTCTGGCACCGACCAACTGGCTCCGCCGACTGGTGGCACCACCGGATATGTGACGATCTATACGGCGCCGGCTGGCGTTGTCGGTCGTATTGCCGAGATCGATATCTGCAACGGTAACGCTGCCGCTGCCACTTTTTACATCCATTTGATCCCCACTGGCGGCACGGCCAGCACCTCAAATGCCCTGTTCTACAACGCGCCGATTAACGGTAACACCACCGTTCAATGGACTGGCGGCTTGGCATTGCGTCCGGGTGACTTTGTTCAGGTTAAAGCGTCGGTGACGGGCATCACCTTTAACGTGAGCGGCGGAATCGTATGACGATTAATGTCTACCCGCCGTATGGGTCTAACCCAAACAGCCCCGTCAACATCGCGTTTCCGCCGACTGCACTCGATGCGTTTGGGCGGTTGCAAGTTTCTGAGCCTTATACGCTGTTTGACAGTCAGAATCGTTTCGCAACGGATAATCAATTTGACACGGCGTTAACAGGAACCGGAACGACGTCGTTTCTGACTAACGAAGCCGCCGTGAATATGGAGGTGACGAGCGGTGGAGTTGGCTCCGTTGTTCGTCAATCTTACCGATCGATGCCATATCAGCCCGGCAAAGGGCTTTTGGTGTTGGCGACATTTGTCATGTCTGGCAGCACCAGCGCAAACTTGACTCAGCGTGCAGGGTATTTCAATTCCGAAAACGGCGTTTTTTTCCAAAAGGTAGGAAGCACGCTTTCATTTGTTTTGCGTTCATATGTGACCGGATCTGCGAGTGATGCTCGCACGGTTAATCAATCATCGTGGAACGGTGACAAGTTAGACGGCACCGGGCCGAGCGGTATTACGCTCGATCCCACCAAAGCGCAAATCTTGTGGATGGATTTTGAGTGGCTTGGCGTAGGCTCTGTTCGATGCGGATTTATTATCAACGGCATTTTTTACCTTTGCCACACGTTCAATAACGCAAATATCATCTCAAATGTG